TATGACATACCAAGCACAGGTTCAAGAACTTTACGTTCATCAGCGCCCAGGCCATATTTTTCCATCTCTCTCATCCATTCATTCGGATGTGCTTTAAATCTTGCAAGTTTATCAGTTGGCATCTCTCCACCTTTCTCTTGCGCCATAAGACGAATTGTAGAGTTGAGAATTGCCAAATCATCAACTGATGTTGGCTTCAATGTTGCAATACCACTGATACCCGCTTGTTTCTCCATCTGGAACAATGATTGAATCTCGTGATTCCAAACCATTTTCCACATATCCGGATTGTCACGCTCTATCTTATATATACCTATTACATTCTCATAAGTTTCTCTTAAGCTATTCTCGCGCTCAATCAATCCCGCGTCACACAACAGCTCCAAACAATTGTGAATCTTATCCATTGCTTCAACAGACAATGCATCATATTTAATTAATGAAACATCTTCACAATCATGCAATTCAAACTGTGTACAAATTGTACCATCGGGCGCCCGCATGAGAGCCGTTGATTCTGTAAACGGCTCATCAACGAAGATAACGCCGCCCGCGTGAACGCCGGAACCACATATCAAACCCTCAATCTTCTGCGCCACATTCCACAACTCTGAATAGTTGTTCATTTCAAACACAAACTGTTTAATAGGTGCAAAATCATTTTCTTCATCACCATAATAACATTGTGATAACGTTCTCAACATGCCGCGATCCGCTGGGATAAGAGATGAGATATATTGTGCTATATCAACGTCTATTCCAAGACCACGCGCCGCCGTCAATATTGCTGACTTGGATTTTTCTGTTCTGAATGTCGCAACGTTTGCAACTCTATCTTCACCATAATATTTTCTGAACGCGTTCAACACCTGAGCACGGCGGCCGCCTTCAATGTCGAAGTCAACATCAAGCACTGACACACGTTCCGGATTAAGAAATCTCCATCTAAAACATTTTGTCGTTTCTCTAAGAGGATTAATCTGTGTTATATCCAAACAATACAATAAGATAAAACCAACACCAGAACCACGTCCGCATCCAACAAGACTGCCCGCGTCCCAACATATATCAATGATATTCTGAAGATTAAGATAATATGCACTCCATCGTGCATTGTTTACATTTGAAGATACCCATGTATCTTCCAAACATGCGTTAATTTCATCAAATGCATCTTGATTATTTAAATCTGGATGTCTATAAATACCATCAATAATTGCATTAACTAAATATTTATCTGCTTGATATTCTGAGTTTAAAAAGGTTTCCAACATTGGAATACGTTCAAACCACATGGGATATTCTGAATAATATGATAATACAGGTTTCCACTTCAAATTTGGAATCTTGAGTGGCCGCAACAAATCATATTCTTCAATACTATCTTTTATTTTTAAGATATTCTGATATGCTGTCTGCAACCGTTCTTCTGATAGATATTTAAAATATGATTCTAACTCCTGCGTTCCCATCATATATGTTGTTGCATAGAAGTCATCAACTTCTCTATCACCATTCTGTGCATTGAGATATGCTTTATGAACAACTCTATCTTCTTTCTTTAGATAATGACTATCTGTTGTGATAATATATGGAATATTACAAAAGTCAGATAATTCTAATAATTTCTTATTAACTATAATCTGTTCTTTATTCTTTGAAGGTTGTAATTCAAAATAAAAATTACCCTTTCCAAACAAACCGCTTAACTGTTGAATCCATATATCAATCTTTGGCAAAAGACTGGGATTAGTTTGCGATCGTAAAATCTGCGTTGGTAGCGCGCCGCCAAGACATGCTGTTGACCCAATTACATGACCAGGATTTGCACCAATTATATCAAACAAATCTTGATAATATGTTGGAACTCGCCGCATACCACGTGCCATATAACTACGCATCCATGCGCGCGTTGATATTTCTCTTATTTGTTTTAGACCAATCGTGTCCTTTGCCAAGAGAATAAAATGATAATATCTATCATTTTCTCTATTATAATTTTGAGCATTTAAACCATTGCGACACAAATATATTTCATTACCCAATACTATTTTAATATCAGGATACTTTTTCTGCAATTTAAATGCCTTTAACCACCCTCCAGTGAAGTCATGTTCTGTGACTCCGATGACAGCGTGGTTAAGTTCTTTGGCATATTCTAATTCTTCATTTTCCTTTATAATACAATCTCGTAACCGGATATTGCTATATTGCGTGTGCCCATGCAAGCTCCCTGGATATGTCAGTTTCTCCATTCAGCCACACTCCTTTCATTGTACTATATATATTATATCATAAATTTTTTAAAAAGTCAAGTTATTAATGAACTTGTGTAAGCCACTTAATCCATATTATAACTATAATTAAAACTAAAAGCCAAAACATTTAATCAGCCCTTTCTATAATTTCAAATTTAGTGGTATAGTAAGTTCCACAATGTTCACACTGTCCTTCGCCATATCTTAATTGAAATGAGGCACCGCATCGTTTACAGACAATGGGATGTGCTTCAATTACTTCGCAAGATAAAATATATGTCTTCCCATTAACTTTAATTCGATTTATATAACCATCAATTTGCTCCATATCAAAACTCCAAAAGGTCGTCAATAACCTCATAGTTTTCAATGAATATCTGTGGTGATTCTTGTCCCATCCATTCATTGATATTTGCTCTACCAACAATATTGATTTTGATTTCATTACATTTATTAAGTTCTTCTATCATATCTTTTGCATGGAATTTAATAAATGCAATACCATTTTTTGTAATCTTTAATGTATCTTTATTTGCTCCCATAATAGAAATATCTTGAGATGACGCATGAATATCATGTATATAAATAAGAGGCTCAGAACAGTTCTGGCCCCAAATCTCGGGACATGAACCAAGTTCAAAGATTAAATCTTCCAAATCTTTATCATCAATAGTTCGAGAGAAGTTAACATCATATGCACCTTCAGAGAAGTCAATATCTTTTAGTGCATCATTTGCATATTCATGAAATGCACGCAGGTCTGAATCCTTGATTGAACATCCTGCCGCATTAGCATGACCCTGAACATACTCAAAGTAACCTGTGCTGTTAAGGAAAGCTTTAAGGTCGGTTAATTCACAATCAGCAACATTACGAATTGAACCGCGGTCATATCCTTCATCGTTTAAACGTGCTACAATCGTCGGTCGCTTAAATTTTGCGGCCAGCTTCATTGCACACAAACCGACCACTTCTGGAGGATAATCGTTTTCATCTTCCAATCTTACAAATAGAATTTTGTTTTCAAGCAAATCATATTTATATATTTTTTGCTCTAAATCCATAACCATTTGGTCAGTAATACGGTTCTGCTTTGCTTTAGCATTGGTGCATTCGCGCAGCGATTCGACTGCCAGTAACTCTAATGTTCCTTTTGCACCACGCTTCTGGCTTGGCACCATCTTTTGTCCATCAATAAGAGCCTCAAATAAACGCTGTTTCTCATCCATTGAACCAACACGAATCATCGCATTCATCATAGGAACGATATAGAAAGCTACTGTTGTTGGATTAACAGCTCCGCCCATGGAATAAGATTGTTTCTCTATTGCAGCTTCAAAGAAATAATTGGAGATATGAGAAAAACCATTTTGCATTATATAACGATTTTCTAAACTTAATACTGAACCCATATCGCCGCATATGCCAAGTGCGGCCAGATCTATGAGCGGCCCTGCGATACCACCTTGTGATCGTGTCTGTGCTTCATGATAGCGACAGAACTGCCATGCCACGCCCGCACCTGTAAGGTCTTTGTTTTCATAGGTAGGTGACATTTGATTGTTAATTATACAAGCATATTGGCTTAATGGCTGACCTTCATCTATTTCATGATGGTCAAGTACAAGACATTTTGTCTTTAACATCTCATGATATTCATAATCATTACTTGAACTATCAGGAAGTATAATTAAATCATATTTGATATTACCATCCAAGATTTTCTGTGCATGGTCTTGTAACCCATGCTGTTTATTGTTGTGCAGAACATATGTGATATCCTGCTCTGGTGCGATAGCCTTAATATAATTCCACATTATCGCGCTTGATGTAAAACCATCCACATCACTATCAACAACCAAAAGGATTTTTGAATCTGGTTTATTAAGTGTTTCTGTTAACCATTTTGCGCCCTCTTCAATACCCCATAACCATTTTGGATCTTGTAGACATGAGGCGGGCGGGTGAAGAAACGTTTCTAAATCTGTTACCCCTCTTGTTGCTAATAGATTCTGCAAGTAATGGTCTTTAAAGTTTTCATTTACTAAATTTACTTTCATAATCTAACCCTTCTTGCTAATAATTGTTTAAATACTTCTTCTCCTCTATCGGATGGACTATCCTTTAGATTTAAAAGTTTTTCTTTATCATAAATGAAACTAAAATTACAGTAAGTTTCATATTTTTGACATAATTCATATAAATGATTGAAGTAATCACTACTGCCTGGCTCTTCCTCTTTATCAAAGCAAATAACCACTTCCTGCGGCCAGCACTCGCGAATAAGAATATCCAAAGCATATTTATTTAGCTTCGATCCGCACACAGCGGCCGCGCAGTTGGGAATGGAGAAAGAGTCACATTGTAATACACTCTTTTCAGCTTCAAAAAGATAGGCAATGCCTGTTTGTTTTATGTTCTCTTTAGTGATATTCAATCCATAAAGATTCAAACTTAATGGATGACTATACCATTTACCTTCTATCTGCACGGGCAGATATTTCCCCACGTTATCTATCTCCCATTGGTTCAGCGCGCGACCGCGTATTCCAACGAGTCGGCCGCACACATCATAGTGAGGAATAATTATTTTATTTTGAGTGGGAGAGAAACGAATATTAAACTTATCCATCGCGGCCTTACTTATTCCATCATTTAACCACTCTATAGGATAATATTTAATAAACACATCCATTAAACTATCTGAATAAGCCGGTAGTTCTTGTCTTACTTTCTTTTGAGCGTAATTATCTGCAATACTGCGATATCCAGGTGCCGCATCTAACTGCCGCATGTGTGAGCAATCGAGTATAACATCAAGAATATCTGTCCGCCAATCATATTCAATATTTCTTGTTTCATAATAGTTTTTCAAGAAAGTAAAAATAGACATGGCACCACATTCTGTGTAACATTGAAAGACATGAGTATTCTTATAATAATACAGCTTCCATGATGCTTCATCTGCGTCTTCGTTGTGGCATACTGTTGGCATGATGATTGCGGCGCCCTGATCCCGATATGGAATATCCAGGCGATCCAATAATTCTTTTACTTTTCCATCATCTAATTCTTCAATTATTTCTTGATAATCTATACTCATTGAATTGCATTCACTTCTTTCAAATTATTCATTAATTCATCATCAGTCCAATCAACCGCTTGTACAAAATGACGTTCTTCTATAAAGATGTCATTATAACTAGCATCTGTCATTCTTAAATCTTCTTTACGAAGATTGCCCAAATCTATATAACTCCAAATGCGAACTTGCGTCCACATACCACTACGAACTTTATATATATCCGTTACAACATTCGGAATCGCCTGGCCGCCTCCTGCGTAGAAGTCAATATCTTCCTTTGTCGGACGAGCCATCACCATACCTATATCTGCTTTATTTATAATTGCTCTTGACCCTGCAATCGCTGATTCATTTTTAATTCCGCTACTTGCATCTGCATTTGCGTTGACCTGAGTTGATGTAAAGACACACACATTCAACTCAACCGCCAATTCCTTCAGCGCTGTAGAGAACATTAGCAATATTTCATCATTACGCAGCGCGATACCTTTAAATTCACTCAACAAACTTGGAGAGATAAAGATATAATCATAGAACACATATTCAATATCATGCAATAATACTTGCTCACGTACCAAGTTTTTCACCAGGTCAATGCGCGGCGATGGCATCTGGACAATGTAAAAATTATCTTGATACTTTTCCATTACCCATAATGCTTGCTTTATGATACGATTCTCATGTTCTGTAAAGTTGCCATATCTAAACTTAGATTCATTAAAACCTGTCAGATATGCCAAAATCATTTTCTGAATTTCGCTTATTGTCTGCTCTGTTGCAATGAACAGCACTTTCTTACCAGAACCAATCTGTACCCATTCACCAGTCATTGATTCATACCGCATTGGATATGCAATTAAACATGCATCACCAACCGCTTGTCTTGTCTTACCTGTACCGCTGCCCGCGCTTCTAATCATTAACGTCCCAAGACGCGCACCCGCGACAACCTCATTTAAAATATCTCCCTGAATAGGCACACCAATATCAATACCCTTTGCCGCGTCGTCAATGACTTCTTGAATATTGAATATTGCTTTCTCTGTTTGTGTAACATCATTTTGTATAAACTTGTGTTCAATATTCAACAACTTCTTCTTTACTGCTTCAAGAATATCATCAATACCAAGTTCATCAAAATGTTTATTAACATCAAGCGCATTAGGTTTAGTTAAATCTGCAATATAAAAATCACTTATATCAATTCCTTTATCTTGTAAAGTGCTTAACAGATTAACCTTCTTTAATCTTGTATAATAAAAGTCAAAGTTCTGAACTTCAGACAATGTATCAGCATCTTGTAGATATTCAATACCATTCTTCTGTTTGAATAAAGCGGCCGCAGCACCATCGAACTCCAAATAATTTTCGACATCAAGTGGCTGTATACGTTGGGCACCGCCACGATAGAGATTATCAATAGCCATGAACACATACTTATCAAATCTCTCATAAAAATCATCTGGTGTTAGAGAATACTTATCACTTTCACTTAAAAACTGCGGATGTTTCATAAGTGAACCAAAGACTTGGAGTATAGAACGTTTATCTACCATTTTCCCACTCCTCTATCTTACTTAAATCATATTTAATTTTCGACTTTTTCTTTTCTTCTTGTTTAATAACAATTTTCTTTACTTCTTTTGGCTTTGCCGCCTTCAACATTTCTTGTCGGTCATGCAAATCTTTCCAGTATGCTTGTGCTTCTTTATAAGTATCTTCATTAATCAAACCAATACCACCAAGCGCCTTATCTGGATTGTTATGCTGTACAAAATATAAATATCGAATTGTAAAATACATACCCTTTGGTCTGAATCCCTTCTTCAAAAAATTCTTCCATTGACTACGCATTTTTTCATAATTAACAGGGAACTTTAAATCTCTTATCAAATAATCAGTTAACGCATAATACCAAAATTCATCAGGTCGCGTCACATTAATATTATTCTTATTCTCATTCCAATCTGTATAGCAGTCCGCATGAAGATATTCTCTATTATATGGTTTTACCCACTTGTCTTTATTCAAATCTATCTCTTTCTGACAGACTTTACATTTCGGCACATATCTCACCCTTTCGCATTTTTATCTAATTATATTATACCACAAAATGCAAATTTTGTCAAATTTAAAAAGCACAGGGCATACTTACCCTGTGCTTAATGTATGTGAAATTAAATTATTTTAACATCTCTTCCATGTCAAGTACGACTAACTGAAGGAGGTCAACTTGGTCTTCTGTAAATTCACTGAGCTTCATGCGGCGGCCCATTGTCATTTCAATCTTCTTTAGGATTGCACTAGCTACTTCGGGTTTGGCATCATCACCAGTCCCAACTAGTTTTACCCAAAGATCCTGTGCACGAGCGCGCACCGTGGCAAAATCAAGCTTTTCCTCAGTTGGAATCTGCACCGTATCAACTACTGTTGCGCCATCTTTCTGCTCGGCCTGCTCAATAGCATCAGCAATAGCAGTAACAAGTGATTCATAACTGAAAGGAATCTTATCCGGCATATATTTAAATCTACTGCCCGCGAATAAGGTGGGTGTTTCACGAGTATAGAGCCAGCGCTTTCTTTCGCCATTTACCCATTCATTTCCGATATATCCTATAATATCAACAATGCCGTTACATACTTCTGCGGCCCGCTTGGGGAGATCGGGAGAGATAATCTCAATATCGCTACCATCAGCGGTTTTTTCAACGCGGCTGGCGCTATGTGCGATGAGTACGACACCATACCCAAGCTGTGTAATGCGTCTGATTGAAGTTTCAAACTCTTTCTTGCAAGCGGTGTAGCCTCCACCCCAAGGGATATCTGCGATTTTCTGTACGCCATTTTGCTGACATATATACTTTTCACACATTTCCCAACAAATAGAGATGGTGTCAATAATTACAGTTTTGAAACGTTCTTTAGCACGCTGGTCTTCGAGGTCACGAAGCGCCATCTTAAAATCAGACCATTTGTTGATGTCAAAAGGATAAGCATTTCCGATTGCATTATAGCCTTTCTCAAATGCGAGAAGAACCGCATCGGGGAATGAACACGCCGCAGTGGTTTTCCCGGACTTGGGTTTTCCGTACAAAAGTACGTACTTACCCTTTAAGTCACGTGAAATTACATTCTTTTCAACTTCCCAAAGATGCATGAGGCACCTCCTTAGAAGCCGAGATCAAATGCCTGCTGAGAGCTCGTCGGAGCCGGAGTTGCCTTCGGTTTCTGACTTGTCTTGTCCTTCAGAGTCTCAAGATACGCCTTATGCTCTTTCAGTGCAGCAGACAGATCTGCCATCTCAAACGCCATATCGTCCTCAAGCGGCGCCTGGGTGCCCTTAGTTACAATCAGCTCGCTAATGCTAACTGTTCTAACACGAACATCCGGCTCACCGAAGTCACACTCTTCAATGACTTCCTGTGTAGTGCTTGTGAAGTTAAGACGTCCTTTTGCAGTATAAGACTTACCATTTTCCCAATAAGATGTTATTGCATCAATAACGCGCGGATTGGTTGCATACAGTTCCATCGTATCAATCTTACCACCATACTGTGGGACAATGACTTTGATACGAAGTTTCTTGGGAGAGAGTTCAACACCATCTTCATCGGTGACATAATCCATTGAAGATACTGCAAATTCAAGCGACCAAGATGCTTCTGGACGGAACTCGCCCGTTGCTTTCTGAACAAAAGATGCATTAATGCGCGGGAACGATACAAGCTGTCCCTGCTGATTGTAATACTCGTTCATACGAACATTGCCATTCGTGATACGAATCTTATCTGCGCCAGCTTCACCTGCGGCCGCGACAGAGACAAACTCTTTCATAACTGTCTCAATCGATGCATATGCCGGATTAGGTTTGCCTGCATTTGTCAGTTTGGGACTGAACATATAGACGGGGATAATGAGATCATTAGGCTCGCCGTTAATTTCCTGATGTACAAGAACCTTGATATCACCGCCGATGGTTTCGATGGTGACACCATTCTTGACATAGGAACCGTACTTAAGATTGATTTCTGATAAAAGTCCTTCAATTCTTACTGTGTTCTTTGCTTGTCTTAGCATTTTGTTTCTCCTGTTTTGTTTTTAATGTTTCTTTTATGGGGTTAGACCCCGTGGAAAAGGATTACTCCTCGTCCTGTACAAAATTCATGCCGGCGTCAGTGAGCTGAACATAGGTGAGGGGCTTGTCTTCGCCTTCAACCTCGACCTTCTCACGATAGGCGAGCTCGTTCTTCACGAGGGAGTTGACACGACCGGTGATGGAGGCGATCTTCTCGCATCCGAGAGCGGACATCATCTCAACTGTGGTAGCGCGGCCGCCATGTGCCTGCAGGTACTCAAGTGCTTCAAAAGTTTTTTCGGTAAGTTTTGCCATGATTTTTAATCTCCTTGTTGTTTAAACATTTATTTCAAAAGGTAACTTCCTTAACCTTTCTGTATATATTATACTATATTTTTTTTAAAAAATCAAATTTACAGACTCGAAATTCCAATAACATAATTTGTAGTAAGTTTAATAATTTTAGAGCCTTGTGTGCCGCGTGAGAGAAGTGGAATATCATTAATACGGACACGAATTTGAGTGGTACTAGAATTGATTAGAACATCAGATTGTGTGGTAATTGGGAGAAAATCACACATTGCATCAGACTTTTGTATTTTTACACCCTTGGTGTTGGTATTGGTGAGAGTGAACTCTTTGATTGATGTTGATTTGCCGCAGCCATCAGATGCGATGCTGAAGAATGCGGTTGTATCTTGCGGGATGGCGCGGGCGCTTACTATGTAGTCACTTGGCATTAGTTTCATACCAATAATACCACGTGTGAGGCGGCCGATGGATTTGATTGGTTTGGAATCAATCATGATAAACTGGCCTTCTCGTGAAAGAATACCAATGCGTTCATCGTTAATAAAGAGGATTGATGCTATTTCATCACCGGCATCTAATTTAAGTGCCTGGGCGCCAACATTACGGCTGAGATTATATTCACTGAATTTGCTCTTTTTTATGATACCATTTTTGGTAATAAATACAATATGTTTATCCGCATTTTTCGCATCTACTAAAGCGGCCGCAGTAACATCATCGGTAATCGTATGGTTGGAAAGATATTGTTTCTCGCCAACATTGAAAGCACCAAGTTTCATATGATAATACATACCTTTCTTAGTAAAGAAAAGAATTGTATTTGTATTATCACCAACAAGATTGTCAACCACAAATTCATCTTTCTCTAATTTAAACTTTGTTCCTATACCATTGCGACGCTGTGAGTAAAGTGTAGAAGTCTCCGTCACAAATACTGCGCCTTTATTAGTAAAAGAAAGTGATAATTGTTTCTTCTCTATTACATCATCATTTTCAGATTCAATATTCATAATCTGAGTGCGGCGAGCATCACCAAATTTTTGAGAAACTTCGTGCCACCCATTAATAAGTTCTTGATTGAAGAGGTCTTCATTATCAAGAATGTTACGGATGCGCGCGGCTTCACTTTTGAGCTTTTCCCTCTCATCTTCCAACTTTTTAACTTCAAGATTGGCAAGGCGGGATAGCTTCATATCAAGAACTGCTTTTGCCTGCTCCTCATCCAGGAGGAAGCGCGTCTGCAATTCCTTGGAGGCGGCCGCCGTAGACGTAGCAGACTTGATAGTATGTACTACTTCATCAATCGCAGCAATACAAATAAGCAGACCATCAAGGATATGAATTCTTTTCTCTATTTTGTTTAAATCAAATTCAAACCCATGACGATATACAACCTTTTCATGGTCAACGTGTGCTTGAAGTGCTTCTTTCCATGTAAATACACGCGGGAAACGTCCATTGTCAAGCATGGTCATATTAATGCCATAATAATATTGAAGCGAAGTGTTTTTATAAAGATATTTAAGAACTCTATCAGGATTTGCTTTCTTAGTAAGGTATATCTTAATTAGAGGGTCAACACCAGTCAAATCATTAAAGCGATCAATGCCAGGATTATTTAACTCATCATTACATATCTCTTCAAGCTCGCCACAGATGGTATTGGTATAAACAGAATAAGGAATCTGTGTTACAACAAAACATCTTTCTTTACTATCCCACTCTACAACACTACGTAGTTTACATGCGGCGCCTTGCCCATTCTTTAATGCTTCTTTAACCTCATTTTCATTGAGCAACACGGCGCCAGTTGCAAAATCCGGTGCACAATAAAGTTCATTGAAAGTGGCATTAGGATTAAGTAACAAAGTTTCTAAAGCTTTATTAATATCCTTTATGTTAAACTGCGGGATTGAGGAGGCGGCACCAATTCCGATTCCCATTGTACCGTTGACAATATTAAAAAATCCTTTCGTCGGCAAAACCGTCGGATATTGCTTGGTGTCATCATAATTATCTCGCCACTCTGCAATTGTATCTTTATCAATGTCTTGGAATAAGTAATTGGAGAGAGCTGATAATCTTGTTTCTGTATATCGGGGCGCGGCCCAGGTGCCTGTTCCATAAAGCATACCTCCATTACCTTTGACTTCTGTTAATGGATAGCGCATCGCAAATTTTTGAGATGCGCGCATCATAATTGCTTCAGCAGATGTATCCCCATGAATGTAAAAATCTGCTAATGCCGCACCAATAGGATTTGGTGTTTTCTGAAACGGTTTATCATGCGTAAATTTATGTAATTTCATTGAATAGAAGATTTGTCGTGCTGACGGTTTCAAACAATCGCGCGCATCTACCAGGGCGCGGCTTTGTAATACACTACCGGCATATTGAATAAAAGCATCTTCTATAACTTTTTTTAAATCAGCCATTAATTCTCCTTAAAATTAGTAGTATTTAATAGTAAATCTTCAATTTTTAAATAGCTTAATTGATAATATGGAATTCTAATTAATGGAATACAATTATCTTTACACCACTTAGATTTAAAATTATCTCGTAATTGTCTATCCTCATAATTTTCATAAGTGTCCCATTTATTGGGTATATTAAAATGTTGGATTCCATCGTATTCAATCAAATATTCATTGTTTACCCAAAAATCAAAACGAGCATGATAATTATTATGTGGGAAACGACACGTTGGAAATGTTTTTTCAGTTTCAAATAAAATATTATTTTGTCGTAATAAATTAGCGATTATATCTTCTCCTTTGGATTTTAAGCATCCACATGACTGAGTGTGCCCACTGCGTAAATCTTCACCAATTACATTAGTAATATTACCACATTCACAAAGGCATTTATATTTTATTTTTTTCCCATCTTTTGGCATTTCTTCGAGTACTTTCAATTTACCAAATGTTTTTCCAACCATGTTAATTTTATGTGTCTCAATAATACGGTCTTTACAATAACATCCACATGATTGACATTTTCCACTTCTTAATCCATTACCACCAGTAATAAATATTGTACCACAATCACATAAACATTCCCAAAATGTATCATGTTGTTTAGAATCATATCCAATTTCGCGCAATACTAAAACTCGTCCTATTTTTTGATTAACCATATCAATTTTATTATA